GGGTTGGCGATGCGGCCTGCTGCCTTGGCCCTGAACTCGGCAGCAGCCAGCTTGAGGTTGGCCTCCTGGGTGGCCTCGGCGCGGCCTGCTGCCTTGGCCTCGGCCACGGCACGCTCCTGCTCGGTCATGGCCCCCTGCTGGGCCTTGGCCAGGTCTGCCTCCAGCCGCTTGGTCCGCTTGCGCTCATCGTCCAGGGTGGCCTGGAGCCGGGCCAGGTCCTCGGCGGTGGGTGCCCCGTTGCTGGGAGCTGGAGCTGGAGCTGGAGGAGGAGCTGGAGGAGCTGGAGCTGGAGCTGGAGGAGCTGGAGCTGGCGGCGCGGGGGCCGGGGGTGTGGTCATGGGTCCTCCTGACTAGGCGGCGGCTGGGGTTGGCTGGGGCTCAGGCTGGGGCTGGGGCGGGGGCTCGGGCTCGGGGGTGCCCTCGTTCAGCTCGTGCCACCGCTCGATTTCCTGCTGGGTCGCGCCCCACTTCTCCCACAGGACCTCATACGGGACCTTGAGCGTGGCCATCTTGACCAGGGCATCGACTAGCTGGCCCTCGGTCCTGGTCTCGAAGTCGGCCCAGATGACCTCAGCGGAGACATCGGCCGCGGCGGGTGACCCGATGAACTGGAGGCCCAGCCTGATGACCTCCTCCCAGTCCTCGCCCAGGTGGAGGGCACGCCGCCGCACCTTGGACACCAGGCCAGCCTCAGCCGCCTTGAGGGCATCGGCCGACAGGTTCGCCACGGTGCCCAGCAGGTAGTGGGCGGGGGTCTGGGTGATGGAGGCCAGCAGCTCGACATCTTGTTTCACGGCGTCCAGGTAGCCCTGGAGGTTGGATTCAGCGATGGACCCGAACCGGCCGTCTGGGTTCTCGTTGGTCAGCAGCCGGTTGGCCCCGATCTGGAATGGCCGGGACACCTTGGTCGTGTCGGTGCCGTCCTGGGCCTTGATGACCTCGCGGGCCACCTTGATGCCGGTCGCCCAGACCTGCCTGTTAGCGCCGTAGTCCACCGACACCGAGCGGTTAAACAGGGTGGTGTGGACCCGATCCTGTATCGGGATCACCGACAGCAGCTCGGACCTGGGCGGGCCGACCGTGCGGGGCTGGGGGGCCAGCTCGACCATGCCGACCACCCCGGCCGGGTTCGGCTCGACCTGGGGGCGGGCGCGGTTGGTGCCTGGCTCCCAGGTGACTATCTCGTCGGGGGTGATCAGGACCTCCGTGCGGCCTGACGTGGCCTCATCGGTCCAGCGCTTGTAACCGGCGCGGCGGCGGTGCCGGTTGCCCGGCTGGTAGAGGACCGTTGCCTGGAGGGCTGACTCAGGGCTGATGGTCACCCCCACGGGGCTGGCCTCATCGGGCTGGACCAGCACGAAGCTGGAGCCCTGGGTCAGGGCATCGGTCTGGAGCATTTCGGCGTCGGCGTCCATCGAGTTGGCCTGCCAGATGGCCCAGGCTGCCCTGGAGTCCTCCTCGTTGCCGAACCGGAACCCCGTGACCTGGAGCCGTTCGGCCACTGCGTTGACCACCAGCTCCGCGAGGTTGGCCCTGGCCTCGGCCAGCAGCGCCCGGAAGGTGCGCCGCTCCTCCGTGTCCATCAGGGCGATAATCCCCGACTCGTCGTCGTAGTACGCCTGGTAGCCAGCCGCCACGGCAGCCTGCCGGTCCAGCTTGCGCTGGGCTGCTGCCCGCAGGGCCTCCAGCTCGGTCATGTCCATAAGGTCCTCCTCAGAACCCCGCCGCCGCGTAGTCCTCCTCGGGCGGCGCGGCCTGGTGCCGCAGCGCCCGATCCAAGGCCATCACGGCAGCTACCACGCTGTCGATCTTGTCGGCCGACCTGGCTTTATCCGGCTTGAGGTTGCCAGCAGGGTCCTGCTTGACGATCAGGTTAGCCGCCTGCCAGCGGACCAGGGGGTTATCCCCGTGCCGGTAGGTCCCCGCAGCGACCAGCCGCAGCAGCTCCCGTGTCGGTGCCGCCATCGTGGCGTAGCCCTGACCTACCTGGACCAGCGGGAACCCCTCCTCGATCAGCTCGGAGCTGAGCTGGGTTGCCCCCCACCTGTCGAACGCTATCTCCTCGATCTGGTATTGCTCGGCATCGGCCCGCAGCGCCACCTTGATGTGCTCGTAGTCGATCACGTTCCCCTCGGTGACGGTGAGGAGCCCGGCCTCCTCCCACACGGTGACCTTGCCGCCAGTGCGGCGGTCCAGGTCCCGCACCGCCGCCCTGGGCGCGAAGCACCGCCACAGGAGGTCATGCCCGCCCGCGCCGTCTGGGAAGTCCAGGCAATAGCTGGCCAGGTCGGTGGTGCTGGCCAGGTCCAGGCCCCCGTAGCAGACCCGCCCCTGGAGCTCGTCATGGCTCGGGAGGCAGTCATCCCAGGCCACCATGTCCAGCGCCCGCCCGGCCTGGGGGGTCTGCTGGTTCAGCCGGTACTGGCGGAACGCCCGCTCGGCCGGGAGGTTGCCCTGGGCCTTGAGGTATTCCGACCGGAGGATACGCAGGTCCAGGTAGTCCCCCAGGGCTGGGTTGGCCAGGTGCCAGGTGGCCTCATCGGTCCAGTCAGCCTCTCGGGGCGCGGCGTGGATCACCACCAGCCTGGCCCGGTCCAGCTCGGGGTCCTCCAGCACCCGCTCAGACCAGGCCCGCTCACTGGCCGCGAACCCGCCAGGGTCGTTGTCGGCTGTCGTGACCAGCATCAGGAGCGGCTGAGACCTGGCCCCGAACCCGGTCCTAAGCGCGTCGTAGAGGTCCCGCGAGGGCTGGGCCAGCAGCTCGTCAATGTACGCGCCGTGCGGGCTCGGCCCCAGGGCTCCCATCGCGTCCCCGGCCACCACCGAGAAAAACGAGGCGGTCTTGTCGTAGCTGATGGTCCGGGCTCCTCGGGCGATGTGGAGCCGACCGGACAGGATGGGCGAGAGCTGGACCATGCGGGCAGCAGCCCCCCAGGCCAGGGCTGCCTGGTCCTTATCGAGGGCCAGGCCGTAGACCTCGGCGGCCTCCTCCCCGTCGCTGGCCAGCAGGTAGAGCATGACCCCAGCGATGAGGGCCGTTTTGCCGTTCTTGCGGCCGGTGGACAGGTACAGCTCCCGGTATCTCCGCAGGTACTTAGCCCAGCCAGGGTCATACTCGACCGTGCCGAACAGGGGCACCAGGACCTCGTTGGCCTCCCAGTCGGCGGGGATGAACGGACGCCTCGCCCAATCGCCCTTGGTGTGGACCAGGAGGCTGCCGAAGAAATCCAGCACCCTAGCGGCGCGGGGTTCGCACAGGTGCTCACCGCGCCTGCGGCAGGTGGCCCCGCTGAACTGGTAGCCACAGGGCGGGAACCGGCGTCGATCAGGCATTACGCCACCATGATGCCCTGACCGGCGGAAGGGCGCACCCCCCCGGCCCAGGACGGCGCTGGCTGGCGTCTGGGGCCACCTGCCTGTGATCAGACCTGGGCCAGCTCCAGCTCCTCCTGGGCGCTGTCAACGCTAGGCTGCCCGGCATGGGGCCTGAGCCCAGGCTGACCCCGGCTGAGGCCCGCGTCCTAGCCTGGCTGCCCACTCACCTGACCGCGCCGCAGATCGCGGCTGAGCTGATGCTGGCCAGGTCCACCGTGCGGAGCCAGATCACAGCCGTCTACCTCAAGCTGGGGGTCCACTCCAGGGCTGAGGCAGTCACCCAGGCCAAGGCCCTGGGCCTCCTGAGCTGAGCTGGGCTGGGCCACAACGTCAAGCAGGCCAGGACCCTGGTGTGGGTCCTGGCCTGCTGGGGTCAGGCTGGCTATGCCTGGGGGGTCTCAGCCTCGCCCTGGGGGACCAGGGCAGCCTCAGCCTTGGCCTCCTGGGTGGCCTGGGCCTGCTCAGCCTTGGCCTTGGCCTTGGCATCCTTGGCCGCCTGGGCAGCCTCAGCCTTGGCATCAGCCTGGCAGCCTGAGCACCACTCCAGGCGGCCAGCCTTGGTCCCCAGGGCATCCCCCGCCTTGCCGCCTGTGGAGGGGGTGGTGGTGTTGTGGGTGTTGCACCGCACCAGCCAGGCAGGGCTGTCCTTGGGGGCCTCACTGGTCCGCTTGAGCAGGTCATAGCCACCCTTGGGCCAGCGGATTTCGTACCCAGCAGGGGCAGGGGCATGGGCTGAGTCACCAGCCAGGGCAGCAGCCAGGCGGTCAGCCGCGCTGGTCCTGCCCTCAGCCACAGTCCGCTCCACCTTGGCCTTGGGCTCAGGGGCCTGCTGCCTGGGGGCCTCGGCGGGCACCAGTGCCCAGAACTTGGTGGCTGACCCGAAGGCACCCCCATCAATGGCGCGGCCTGCTGAGGTCTTGAGGGTCACACCCTGCTTATCGACCTCGACCTTAACCACCTTGATGCCCTTGGGGTTGGGGGCCTTGATGGCGGTGCCGAAGAACTGCCAGCCGCTCAGGGGGTTGCCGTGTTGCTTCCAGGTGGCCCTGACGGGCTGGGGGCCAGTGAGGGCCTGCTCAGCAGCAGCCTGGGCCTCCTGGTCGGCGTGCTTGACCTCAAGGGCCTGGTGGCGGGCAGCCTTGGCCTCGTCGGTCTCGCCCCCGTTGATGGGGTGGACTGTGGCTAGGACCTGCTCCTGGGCAGCAGCCAGGGCAGCCTGGGCCTCGACCTCAGCAGCAGCCTGGTCCTTGGGGGTCTGGTTCTTGGTGGTCATGGGGGTGGTTCCTTCCCGGTTGGCCCTGCCCCCTGGTGGGGCGGGGCTGTGCGGCTTGGCCCCTGGAGGCCAGCCTCCTGGGCTAACAATCGGTTACGGACAGTTATTCCCAGTCACGGATTGTGCCAGGTCCCCGGCTCCGCTACGCTGTCCTGAACCTGGCCCCGCGCTGTCGCTTGGTGGTTCAATCCCCAGTGCGGGGCCGGGCCACACGGGGGAGCCCCGGACTGGCAGGCGGATCGTGGGCAACGTGCCGGGGCCTGGAGGAGTGGCTGGCAGACCTCCGCTAGGACAGCAGCCTGTCCGCGAGGGCATCCGCCACGGTGTGCTCCACCCTGAGCGGCTGCCTGGCCGCAGGAGTGAGCCCGAACTCCCGAGCCCACCGCAGCAGCTCCAGGCTGGCGTCCCGCTGCTGCGCCACTGCCGGATTCTTGCGGATCACCCCGTCACGGTCCCGCAGGAACAGGCCCGACCTGCCCACCAGCTCCGTGGCCACCCTGAACCGCGCCGACGCTTCGCAGTACCCGGCCAGGGCCATCCTGTCGGCGGCGGTCGCGGTGCCCATCGCCAGCAGCTCGGGCACGATGAGGTCCCACTCCTCACTGCCGCCTGTGGTCAGCCACTCCGGTTTGGACGGGGCACCCCGGCGCGGCTTCGGCTCCAGGGGGCTGACCCTGGAGGGCCTGGTCTCCCCGTGCAGCACCCGGAGGTTAGTCGGCTTCGGTGCCGGTCCTCTACGCCCCATGCGCCGCTACCTTCCACCCCGAGGCCCTGGCAGCCCGCCGCGCTAGCCGCTCGCGGAGCTGGGCCTGGTGCTCAGCCATGACCTCCTCAGCCATGCCCTCACAGTAGGCCCGCGCCGCCTCGAACAGGGGCCGGTCCCGCACCACCAGCGGAGCCCTCCTGGCAATCGACCCCGGCTCCATCCAATGAAAGACGCGGGCCTCACCGCGCCCGTTGCTGTGGGTCTGCCTGACCACCAGCCGGGCCATCTCGGGGGCCATCCGCTGGAGGCCCACAGCCCGCATCCCGGCGCGGTAGTAGACCCGCATCCCCGACCGCTCACCGCGCCCGCCGTGATTCTTGATGTAGGCCAGCGGGTAGACCAGGGCGGCGGTGGCTGACTCGGCAGACCCGGCGTACTGGTAGGCGTGGAGGATGTCCTCCTCCACCGGCCCGATGTAGGGCTCACGGCCAGGCCCCACCCGCTCAAGGAACAGGCTGTACGGGAACCCAGGCCGCACGAAGGTCCCCGGCTCGGTGGCGGGGTTGACCGCCTGGAGTTTGGCCCCGGTCATCCGGCTGTTGGTCGCCAGGGTCACCGCCGCCAGGAGGTCAGCGAACATGCCCAGCCCGCCCCTGGAGGCCACCACCTTGGCCGAGGAGGCATAGCCCACGAACGCGGTCAGCCGCCGCAAGTTGTCATCGAGCTGGAGCACCGCCCAGCACCCGCGCTCCTCAGCGACCCGGCAGGCCCACTCACGCTCCGTGAAGCACCCCAGGAACGCGCCCGGCTCATACGGGCCAGGCCCCATCCAATGCGCCGCGGCGAACTCCTCCGCATCGGCCACCGGGTAGGGCACCAGCTCCCAGCGGTCCCGCTCGTAGGCTGGTGCCCGGTCCTCGCGGACCACCCACACCGGGTCAGCCGTGACGCCCTCCAGCGGGGCCAGCAGCCGCCTGGTCTGCCGGTCGCGGAGCTGGGGCCTGCCGCCGCTGATCACCACGGGGAGGACCCCGCGCAGGAGGTCAGGTGGGGTAACGGACAAACACGACTCCGGGTATCTCGGCCAGCTTGGGGCCTGCCTTATCGGCCTCGGCCTTGGTCTGGAATATGACCGTGACCTGGTGCTCAGCAGCCACCACGGCGCG